GAGGTTTGACAAGAGCCAATAGTAGAGTATACTTAGAGAGACAAGTGGGTGGGCCGTTGGCAGAATGATATCAAAGAAGCCACGGTTAAATGGCGGTCGAGTATGGCTCAACCCAACGCTTGTTTTTCCTAATCCTACGGATTTGGCTGGGGTGGCTGTAGTCAGCGAGAATATGTGTACCTTATAAGCGGTGGAAGTCTAAAACGCTACTGGACGTTAGACCAGTATAGGTACATTTTTTAAGGTATTGACAACAGGATACCGATAAGGTATACTATGAGCATGAAACAGAAACCAATGTACGGCGAGGTGCGATTCCATCTTGGTGGTGGGGATCATTTTATGCACTGGCAGATTAAAGTTAAGCAAGGTAGTAAGACTGTTGATGTATATTATTATGACCCTAATGAATATCAGTTAGAGATGAGGGGTTGTAGACTTCGCAATCGACCAAATAAAGCCAAACAAGTATTTGAGGCTGGTGTGCATGATGTGAGCGGATGGGTAAAGTGTGAGGAAGTTATGCTTCGCAAGGATTTTTATCCTACTCTGCCTATTGACAATCTTGAGAAGGTGTTTTATAATCCACTGCGTGATCCGCACTGGCGTCGTGAGAGTGATAGCAACGAGTTTGTGTGGGACGAAAGCGAATACGCTACACTGATTACTAGTGGTAAACAGGTTTATATTTTAGAAGAACGACACTGCTCGTTCGATGATCTTAGAGAAATAGATTCCAGGTATTTAGGAGATTTTAAGGTATGATTAATCTGCAACTGAGCGTTCGTGAGGCTATGTATCTGGCTAGCAACTGGGCATACAACAACGACGTTGAACTGTATCACAAGATCGTGAACTCTTTCGAGATTGCATTGGGCGTTAACCAGAATCGAACCGTTACCATCACTGGTGGTATGACTCTGGATAATCGTATCTACTGCATCAAGGCTATCCGACTCCATACTGGCTGGGGACTGAAGGAAAGCAAGGATTGGAGCGACATTCTGGTTGGTGGCTGGAAGTACGACAAGTTCGTTCCTGCCGCTGCTAATGTTAGGAACAGCATCACTCTCAAGACTCCCGAAGCGGCTGAGAATCTGCTGCGTGACCTTGTGGATAAGGGTTGTGAGGGTTTTCTCTCATAAGCCTAAAGCCTTGCCGCATAAGACTTTGCGGCGAGGACGGCCGCGGCGATTCAACATAAACTCTTATCCTATAACGACTTAGGAACAATCGTGAAAAACACTAATGGAAAGGGGTTGACAGTGCCGATAACTAGGGTATACTGATAGCATCACACGACAAGTCGCTGACCGATCCCAAAAACAAAAAGTTCGGATCAGACCTTGACAAGTGATGATGGTTTTGGTATGATTACTTTACTTGGTTCGATTACACTTTTTGGAGATGATTACTATGCAAAAGTTTGCTTTCAGTGTTGATATTGTTGCTACGGAACTGGATCGTGACGCGATTGTGGAGAGTCTGACCGCTGCCCTGAACGATGCTCTCCCCGGCGACGTTCATGCGAATGTTAAGGCTGGCGAGGTCAAGAGTTTTTCTGAGCAGGGTTATAAGGTGTGGCGTGCCCGTGTTACGGGCGTGACTGCGGATGCTGCTGGTGACTCTGCGAATCCTAAGAAGTCTAAGAAGGAAACGGTCGAGGCTTGACCTTGACAACTGGACTATGCCAGTATAAATAGATTTTAGGCATAGTGCGGCGGGGTAACTCCCGCGTAATGATGTCGGGGATTCAACCGACCTAGTAGAGTCTAACCAACTGATAACCAGAGTGGTTTCTGGGAAGGGATCTGCTACTAGTAATATAACGATGGTAAAGTGATTCCACCATCAAACGCAATAGCCTCCACGGGACGCCGTGCGGGGCTTGCGTCATTGAATGGATAGGATATAATAGAGACACGGCCCCATAGTTAAATGGAGATAACAGGACTCTTCTAAAGTCTAGTTAGAGGTTCGATTCCTCTTGGGGCTATTTGGGAATGTAGATCAATCGGTTAGATCGCTAGCCTGTCACGCTAGAGGTTGCGGGTTCGAGTCCCGTCATTCTCGCTAAGTCCTTATTCTGTAAGACTTTACGACGAAAGTGCGGGCGGCAGATTGACGTAAACTCTTATCCCACAAGCACTTACGAGTTGTTTCGTTTTCTGCAACAACTGATAAAGTTTTCTCTTGACAATGCCGATACTGTAGTATAGAATCACTAGCATAGGAGAAACATGATGAAAGTTGCAAACGGTAACGATAAGTTGGGTAAGGGTTGTTTGGTGGTTTCGCGTCCGGTTGGCGATACTTGCCCACCTACTTGTGTTTATTTGGGCGACGGTTGCTATGCCGAGCAAACCGAGAAAATGTATCCTAATGTTCGGCCTGCCGGTATGATGAATCTTATTACGGAAAAGAATCGCATTAGAGCGATGATTCTGGAAGCCATCCGTAAAGAGAAGTCTATTCGCTGGCATGAGCGTGGTGATTGGTTCAAGGATGGTCAACTCGACCTTGACTATGTTGCTAATGTAACGTGGGCTTGTGAGAGTATTCTTGCCGATGGTACTAGTCTGCCCGATATGTGGTTTTATACTCATATCTATGATAGTCGGCTTGTGACTATGGAAAAGTATATGAATGTATATGCTAGTGTTCATAATGATACCGACATGAATGAGGCAAAGGCTCAGGGTTTCAAACTGTTCGCATGGTGCGATAGTGACGAAAAGATTGCCAAGAAACGTCCCAAGCGTAAGGCGGCAGCGGAAGTGTGGCGTAAGAGTCTGCCTAAACTGGTTGTGCTGAATGATACAAAGTTTATCACTTGCCCCGAAATCCGTCGTGGTCGTGGCGTTGTGACTTGCACACCCACTGAGGGTAGTGTAGACTGTAATCTGTGCGTCAAGGGTTTGGCTAACGTGTTGTTTCCATCACACTGAGGATAAAATGATTGCTCATACTTATACTTATGTTCTTCTTGAAGATGTCTGCGAACACAATAAACTAGACTACGATACTGTTATGATGGCTATTAATCAAAGCGTTATTAGTTTTGGAACAAACTATGATACTTTCGTTAGTAGCACTCATCTAGACAAGATTTTAGCAGATTCTTTGGTCGCATGGCCTGTAGGTTTTAGTCTACAGCCCTTAGACTATGATAAACATGATGAAGATAATGGTTACGTTCTTATTAGTTTAGGGAGTTAATCATGGCTAAATATTATGTAAAGAGCGGCACACTAGAAGTTATTCTGTCTCAACCTAATGCACTAGAGGCTGCTATTTGTGGTTTACTATTGACAAATAAGTTTGATATTATTGACGAGCATTTTTATGTGGATGAACAGGGATATAGGGATTATATTAGTGCTACTCCTAAAACTAATGTAATCGCCACCAAAAGTATCGTGAGGGCCGCAGGGTGGGAACTTTCACGGGATGATGATTGAATAGCCGTAAGTCCTTGGTGCATAAGACTTTGCATCAAGGCCGGACGCGGCGGCTCGACGTAAACTCTTGTCTGGCAAGGGTTTGGGATTTTCTCAAGTAGCACCCATAGTTTTGCCGATAAATACTACATGAAAAGAAGATGGGTATTGACAAGGGAAACCACTATGATACAATGGATAGGTGTGCTGATAGCACTATTGGGGTTTGCATACAACGGTGTAAAAGACTATCAAAAGGGAGACATAAAAATCCCTCAAGTCAAAAAACACTTGACTCCGATAAAATATCCGGTACAATATTGCTTAATGGCTTACGATCCTAACTTAGATAAGGTTTTCTACTTACACGAAAATGGACAATGGTATGATCACGCTCCACAACAACGACGATATGCGTCCTCGACGCAACCACAATATTATCAAAATCAAGAAAGTTATGCCTTGGGAGATGCGTCAGGGTCATCAGGAGCATCGGGATACCGTGTTCGATAATCGTCCCAAGCGTCAGCGTACTCGTTCGGCCCAAAAGCGTAGGGCTTGCGAGGATCATGATTATTGAATATAATAAGGTGATTGCCGATGTAACTCAGTTGGTAGAGTAGCAGTTTTGTAAACTGCCTGTCATCAGTTCGACTCTGATCATCGGCTCTCCGAGATGGTGAAACGGTATCACAGTTGACTTTGGATCAACTTTTCTACGTTCGAATCGTAGTCTCGGAACTTGATGCCTGATAGCTCAATGGTAGAGCGGAGCGCTGTTAACGCTTAGGTTCTAGGTTCGAGTCCTAGTCAGGCAGCTTTTAGAGGTCAGGCAGATATTGTTTTGCTGCACCGCTTTGCTAAAGCGGGCCGGTGAAAGCCGGTCAGGGTTAGATTCCCTGGGCCTCTGTTCGAATAATACCCTCCGCGGTGTATAATACTATACATTTACTATGGAGGCTTTATGAAAAAAACACTTAAAGAACAAATACTAGAACTAAAAGACCAAGGGTATTCTTATAATCAGATAAAAGAAAAACTTGGATGTTCTAAGGGTACAATTGCATATCATATAGGTATAGGACAAAAAGATAAAACTATTGAAAGAAATTCTAGTAGAAGAAATAAGATAGTAAGATTTATACAAGAATATAAAGCCGGTAAAAAATGTGCTGATTGTGGAGAAAATTACCCATATTGGATATTGGAATTTGATCATTTAAAAGATAAAAATTTTACAATAGCACAGTTCCGTTGTACTACAATGTCTCTTGAAGTTGTTAAAGAAGAAATAGAAAAGTGCGATGTTGTATGTTCAAATTGCCATAAAAATAGAACATTTAATAGATCTTTAAAAACGCTTGATGGTGTAGGATTTGAACACTGCGAATATCAGGAATAAGTTGGTGGATTACCAAAGCGGCAACTGGGCCTGACTGTAGATCAGGTGTTTTTAACTTCGGGGGTTCGAGTCCCTCATCCACCACTAACTCCTTTCTACATAAGACTTTACGACTAGGCTGCGGGCAACAACTCGACGTAAACTCTTTGAGAGCAAGTACTTAGACCAAGTTAAAGAATCCTATTGACAAGTGCCGATAACTAGAGTACAATACCAAAACGGAGGCTGGCGTTCTGAGCAGTTTTTGGTGTTCTGCCCAAACAAAAACACCCACTGGATTACCTAATCCTACGGATTTGCGATTGTGGAAGATAGTCAGCGAGAAAAACTATAGTTTGACCTCTTGACAAGTCGATAACTCTAGAGTAGAATCCCACCAAAGGAGAGAGTATGAAAACCATTCGTTTCTATAATATGTTTAGTGAAACTGCTATTGGTTCTGAAAAGATTATGACAGAGTGCCGGTTGAGTGTGCCAGAAGATATTGATTTGAATGATATGTTCGATGTGCTATCTCAAAAAACTGGGTATCCAATAGAGTCCTTCTCTTACGAAAATGTAGGGGTTGACAACTGAAAAAATGCCGTTATAATACGGCTAAGTTGGGGCTTTAGCTCAGTTGGTAGAGCAAGGGTCTTTTAAACCTTTGGTCGTGGGTTCGAGTCCCACAGGCCCCACTTGACAATCGTTGATCGTTGGTGTAGAATAGTGGTTGAAGGAGAGGCATTATGCTTTATTATGATGATCGTGATTATTATGATTCTAGTAACATCGACGAGTTGTACGATGACGATCTCATTTTTGAGGA